TAGGCAATGTGTACTTCTTGAAAATTCTAAAACGCTGATTAATCCATTCGGGATTCAATTGCGCCTCTCCAGGCGGTCTGTCAAAACTGAAAAATATCTCTACTATGTGAGGTATATCGCTCATTTTTTAAATACTTTCGATATTTCCCTTGCTACTTCACCCTCATTTTTATGGTAAGCCGGAAATAAATAAGGCCTTGCTGACATTTTGCGAGTCCCAAATTCTTGGTATGGAGCATATTTCACATTAGTACCAACTACCACGGCTAATCCTTTTGGACCCCCAGGCTGTCCCACACCATCACCTGATTTAGCCTGTCCTCCTGTTTTGCCTTCTGGCAAACCGCTTCCTGACCAGTTGGTTGAAACAGAACCCATGAGCCTTCCGGTATCTACGGGGGATTTCCTTTTAGCATCCGTCTCAATCTTAAACCCTACTGTCTTCAGAATATTGCTACACGCCTCTTTTTTAACAACCTGATAATTCTTCAGTTTGGCAATCGCTTCCTGCACGCCCTCGACTTTTATGGTTATTCTATCTTTAGCCATTACTCATTTCTCCCCACTTCTAATACAGCCAGCTTCATATAATTCCTGTCTTCATCCCAATCCTGTATAAGCTTAACCTCAAACTCCCTGCTATCATCAGTTTTTATAAGCCTATCACCCTCTTTTACTGCAGAAAGATACATGAGGTAAACATATTGATTGGCAAAAACGGTTGTCTTGGCGTATGCGATAATTTCCTATCGCTTGGGAAGGGCGTTAAATCTGCAGGTAATATTGAAATAAATGGTTGTCCAAGTATCTACAAATCCACCTGCGCCATCAGGAACAGATGACCATTGTCTAATATTCACCTTTGTAATATTGCCTTTACCTGTAGTTAACATGGATTCAATACTCATTATCCTTCACCCTTAAAATCCATTATTGTGGTTGCCTGTTGTTCTTTTTTTTCCATTTCCTTTAATTGTTTCTGCAGCCAAATGATACTTAGTTTTAAATCTTCACGCTGGGAAACATAGAGGTATTTTGCCTCATCTTTTCCTCTGTATTCAAAAAGTATCATCATCCTCAACTAATAAGATTTTATTATATTCATCCATTCCCATTTCAGCCATTTTTATATCTTCTTCCCAAAACTCTTGAAATGGGTTGCATCTTTCGCAACCTCCAGTTAAACCACAATCACATTTGTCTGGAGGTCCATATATAGGATTTCCAGCGGTATCATAAGATTTAATTACTTTCATTTTCCTCATCCCATTCTTTTCGCCAATCAAGCGTAATGCCAAAAATCAAGAATGAAAAAATTATAGTAAACCAATCCAGTTTATAGTCTTTAAAATTACTATAATCACGAGAAATATCAATTCCTGGAATTAAATTTATCCCCCAATCCAATCCTTCCTTATGATTATCAATTGTTGTCCAAAAATGGATATGAAATTTTTTTGTATAATTTTTATGTTTCATTAAAGTAATCGCCTCTTAAATAAATCAAGACCGTTTTGAACTTCCATTGGCATTAAAGCCTTAACTTTCACAAGGTCTCCCATGCTAAATTTTTTATAGGCATAATCTCCGAGCTTCTCCGATTCAAGATCGCCGGTATCCGCTCTCTTAGATTTGCCATACATATAAGAAACCAATTCGATACAGAATTGTTTCAGAGCATAAGGCACGCTTGCCACAAGATATCCGGCTGTATATGAAACAAAAACATTCCGAAATCCAGCAGAAAAGCCCGAGATCCATTCGATTGTTCCATTGTCCAAATCAACATCATAATCTGTAATTGGATCGTCTGGAATTTCAAGATAGTTATAAGCATTTATACATGAAACATTAAACTGATTGAACAATGCGGTCGAAGGATAGGCATTATAACTAGCATTCATAATCGTAGCGGCCCAGCCTCCACCTATCACGTTTATAGCGGCCACAACCTTAGCGAGTGTGTCATCGTTCAGCACAGAAGTATTAACCGTCCCGTCTACTGCTCCATCATGTACAAGGCTAACCGTCTTTCCACTTTGCGATACTATCGCATAGGCATTTCTGGCAGTAGCGGATGTATATGTTATTCTAATGGCGTTTATTGTGCTTGTATTAACTTCGTCTATTTCAGTCACGGGATAATTTTCAAGAAAAAGCTTATTACCCTCACCATTATATCGCTCATAAGCGTATACGGTGCTTATAAAGATTCTATGGCAATAGCGATTAATTAAATCCGATGCTCTATTAATAAGCTCTGCGATAAGATATTTATCAAGAATGCGTAGAGTTTGCCTGTTAGCCGATTCCTGACAACCAAGTTGTCCTGTCTCTTCAAGATCAATTGTCAAGGCATCTGAATGATAGAGCCTTCCGGCCTCCCAATCTGCCACGCTTGCATTTATATAATCCACCAATTCAGCAAGGGTATCATAAGCGGCGGCGGTTAAATTAAGATCTACATCCGCATCGCCAGTATGGGCTAGAATAAGATGATCATCCTCAACCTGAACAGTTGATACATCGCCAGCAATAAGAGCACCAGAATAATAAACCCAAAAAGCAGACCTGTAAGCATTTTCTCCCAGAAATGCTATTATATCATCGACTGATACAAGAGCTATTGTCGCATCTAATGCCATTTATGCCTCCTTTCGTTAATAAAGGTCAAATTCTCCTGAGTGGACGCTCAAATTGCCCGCCTAAGCGACGACCTCACTTTGATGAATACCTGAGTATGGGCTTATTTAGCCTTTTCTGCCATTTCTACCATCTTGTTTTTAGGTGGCTCTTTAAACCACTTCGCCACTCCCTGTTGTATCCACTTTTGGGCAATGTGCTCATAAGTATTAAATACTTCATCTTTTTTGTGGCAACAGCCGAAGTTTTTAAGAAATACCACTTTTACCATAGTGCGATTCATTTTTTTAACCTGTCCTCAAATATCTTTAATGCTGGAATCCAGTATTTATCCCACACCACATTCCAGTCATATTCCAAAACGCTTTCTCTAGCATCTTTCTTCAGGCTTTTCCAGTCGCCATTTTTCCAGAAGCTATAAGCTACTGCTAGACACTTTAGAATGTTTGACACCCGGGGTTCTTCTCTCCACGTTCCGGTCGGCAACCATCGCAAATCATCATCATCCACATCAATTAACCATCCTGATTTACACAGCTCAGAACCGGTAGTGGTGTCTGTGGTAATAGTGGGTATGCCACAAGCCTGCGCTTCTACTATGGGCATCCCAAACCCTTCGCCTCTTGTTGCTAGACAGAACACATCGAATCCGTTATAGGTATTACTCAGCCAGTTCTCATCCAGCCTATTAAAATCATACCACTGTTGATTTGGATAGGCCACATAATCGATAAGTCCTAGATTTTCACTTATTTGAGCGTAGTCAATTGAAGAATCCCGTATTCCCGGTGCGTGAGTGTGAAGATATAATCTTGCCTCTGGATGTTGTTTGTGGAATTCTTTAAATGCCCGCATTAAAGGAATAAACCCCTTTCTATCATCGCTGTAGTTAAGCCCCACAGAACCAATGATAAAAAGATTCTCATCTTCCCAACCAACGCTTTTTCTAAATGCCTTTCTTCCTTCTGTAGATGGTTTAAAGACTTCCGTATTAATTCCCAGTGGGATATATAGTGGATTAAGTCCAATAGATTTTAATTCTCTTATGCCATGTTTAGACATTGCGATTTGAATACTGGGACCTTTATTCTCTTTAATATTAGAATCTTTACCCAAAATAAGATTAGTATAATGAGATGCTATCCATTCTGTATCTATAGGAAGATAGGCAATCCATTTCTCATGTGGAAAATGACGTTTCTCAGCCAATAGCCAAATATCCCAGAATGTAAAAATGTAATCAAAATTCTCATCTTTTATCATCGCACAAAGATGTTTAAGATTGAGTCCTTCAAAAATCTCAACACCTTCCCACTTATGCCAACCGCTATAAGTATGTTTAGTGGCAATTCTCACAAAATGCCCTGCCTTAACAAGCCTCCGTACAATCTCCTTGGTAATAATTCCATAGGCTGCGTTGCCTATGGGAGTAGAACTATTCCAAAGTATTTTCATTCAATTGCCTTCTGATAGGTCTCAATCCAAGCGTAGGGATATCGATAATAAGGATATGGTTCATAAGGGCGTGGATAATATGGTACTATCGGATAATAATCTTCACGAACTTCAATCCATCCTTTTCCACCGCATCCATGACATTCTTTGTTTTTATATTTTCCTTCTCCAGAGCAAATTGGACATATTTGAGCTTTCATATAACCTCCTCTATATTTTATAGAAAAAGGGAAGAGGAGTTGTCTCCCCTCCCCTATCTATTACACTAATTCAGCATCGTTGCTTGTTTGTACCTAGCTCTACCCTGAACCAACATTACACTAGCTATTT